GACGGGCATGTCACTGGTACTCCGCAGACGATGGACGATCTGGTTACTGCGAATCCGAACATGACGCAGGACGAAATGATAGACGCTCTGGTAGAGGATTGGAAATTGGCGGCTGAGGGGAGCGAGGAGAGCCGCCGCATTCAGGCGTTGATTGACGAGTTGGAGCCGCCTGAGTTGCGGGCCTTGCAGGAAGCAGAGGATTGGAAACTGGCGGAGGCGGAGGCTGCCGGTTATGTGCCGCCTGCGGAGATTGCGGCAGTGGCTGAAACTCCGATTCTTTCTGTCCGCACTCCGCATGCCTACGACACGCGGTTCCAGATGCGTGACGATGTGATGGACGAGTTACGGGTGTTGCAGGGCGACAAGAAGAATCCGCGGTGGCCTGAGATCAGGTTGATGAAGTCGTATGTGGGGATAAACGCTGACAATGCAATGCCTGATGATTTTGTTCGGGAGGTGCAGCGCATTTACAACGATTTGTATCGTGCTGCCGGTGACGAGTGGAATGCACCCCAGACTTGGGTGAAGCGTGAGCAATGGATGGAAGAGCATTTCCTGCCTGAGATTGAGTCGGATTTGACGAAGTATTGGGTTTGGCGGTTGCGGGCTGAGGAGTTCAAGGCGAAGGGGTGGGGTACGAACACGAAGTCGACGCGGTATCGGTATGCGAAGCCTCAGTATCCTGGGACGAGAGAGTTGAAGGCGCAGTGGGATGCTGCGTCGCCTACGGAGATGGCGGCGGCGCAACGTGAGGCTGAGGAGTGGTTGGCGCTGCGGAATCGGGTTGCGGGGGAGGCTGGTGAGGCTGTTGAGGAGGCTGTAGAGGCGCCTGCGGCTGCTCGGGCGGCTGATGAGGCGATACCTGGGGTGTCTGCGAAGGCGGAAGAATACGCCAAGAAGATGTTCGGTGTGAAGACGATGTCGAATCAGACGGTTCGTCAAATATTGCGTGAGGACTATGGTCTGACTGACGAGCAGATTGAGGCGTTGGCACGGAAGTACGCGTCGGCTGTGGACGAGGGTGTGGAGGCTCCTGGGGCTGGGTTGTGGGTTGATGAGGGGACGCCTGCACAGGTGGCTGATGAGGTGGTCGATGAGATGCAGTTTGGCGTTGAAGACGCGTCGGGTTGGTACCACCAGAGGCTGCCCAACGGGCTGCGGCAAGCGAGTCGCTCTCCCGCTGGGCGTCCGTCCTCGGCGTCGAAGATACCGATTTATCAGGTACGGGAGATTACGAAGGGTGGGGAGTGGCAAATCTATCGGAAAGCCAGCATCAGCGACAGAGGAGGTTGGGTGGCGCTGGGCGATCCGACGACTTTGGAGGACGCTAAGGCCCAGGTAGCGCGTGCTGTTGAGTTTGAGGCTGCAGATGGGGCTCCTGCGGCGGCACGGGCGGTTGATGAGGTGGTGGCGCCTGAGGCCAACTGGTTGACTGATCGGTCGGTGCCGGCTCCTACGGGTGTTGAGCCGCCGAAGCCGCCGTGGTCGGGGCCGCGTGTCATTCGTGGTGCTGATGGGGAGCCGTTGGAGCAGTTTGTGGTGGGTACTCCGTATGGCGATTTTGTTATTGGTCGACGTTGGGGCGGTGTCAAGATGACGGGCGAACCCGAGTTCGCTGGGCAGACGAGGGAGCGGGGGTTGTTGCCGATTCCTCCCAGCGGCAAGGGGTATGAGATTATTGATGTGCCGTTTGAGGTGCCACGGTATGAGGGGCCGCAGGCTTTGCGGGGTTCTTATCGGGGGATGGTTCCTGAGGGGCCGTCGTCCCAGCGCCTGTTGGGTGCTGGCCGCGAAAGGGGTGAGACGGTCGACGCTTTGTTGGCTCGTATTGAGCGGTGGGCTGAGGCCAGGTTCGCGGAGCAGCAGGTGCCGTTGGCGCAGTTGGAGACTGTCGACAATCCTCGGATGCGTGCCATCTTGGAGGAGTTGACGGGGTATACGCGTGAGGGTGGGCCGGCGACTGGTCGGTTGCCGAGCAACATGGTGATGGGTGCCCATTTGGCGGATGAGGGGCCGATGCCGGCTGCGGGGATGGTGGAGCGTGCGTTTTTGACGCAGGAGGCGGCGGGGCAGTTTGCGGCGGCGGCACAGTTGTCGGAGGAGGGGGCGACGTTGAGTGCTGAGATTGCGTTGTTGGAGGGTCGCATGCATCAGTTGGCGTCTCAGGTGATTACGCGGCGTGGCGCTATCAACACTGACGGGTATCAGGCGTACATCAAGCGGTTTGAGGAGCCGCGAACGGTTCGTGGTTTCCAGGACGCCGTGTTTGACGGTGCGTCATCGCAGTTCAATGGGGCGGTTCCGTTTTGGGGTGAGGGTTGGGATATTGCTGGGTCGGCGGAGGCACGGTTGGCGACCTGGGATGCGTTGGTCAAGTTGAATGAGGCGGCGGTGGGTCCGAAGAACTTCCCGACGTTTTTGAAGAACTATGACAAGTTTATGAATTATTGGAAGGCGCAGGCGGTGTCGACTCCTGGGTTTATTATCAGGAACATGATGGGGGGAACGTGGATCAACTATGCGATCGGCGGCGTCGACTTTGGGACGACGCACAAGTTTGCGGGCATGTATTGGAGGGCGTTGCAGGCGGGGCAGGGCGACGCCAAGGAGGGGATCAGGCTCATTTTGAATCAGGCGAAGCAGAACAAGGTGAAGTCGATCGATGTCGGTTTGTTCGGGGTGAAGAAGACGTCGTTGGCTGATTGGGAGATCATGCAGCAGGTGTTTGAGGGCGGCGTGTTTTCGGGTGGTCAGGTGATCACGGAGGTTGAGCGTGGTTTGGCTCATCGGGGTGTCACTTCGTTTACTCCTGGTGAGCGGATGGGGAAGGCGTTGCCTGTGAAGCCTGGGCAGTCGATTGATGTTGTGTGGAATCCTGCGTCGGTGGAGTTTGTTCCGTTCAGGGCGGTGCGGACGATGAACGAGCAGGCTGAGGTTGTGATGCGTGGCACGTTGGCGTTCGATACTTTGAAGAAGGGCGGGTCGTTGACCGACGCTGTCGATAATGTGTTTCGGTTGCATTTCAACTATGCGGATTTGACGCGGTTTGAGCGTCAGGTTGCTCGTCGGGTGATTCCGTTCTGGAAGTGGCAGCGGTCGGTGTTGCCGTTGATGGCGGAGTCGGTGGGGCGTAATCCGACGGCGTGGACGCGGTTGTTCCACTTGAAGGGTGAGATGGAGTTGACTTCTAAGCCTGAGCGGAACGCTGTCCCTGACTATTATCTGGAGCAGTTGGGGATGCGGTTGCCGTGGAAGATCAATGGTAATCAGACGTATTGGGTTCCTGATTTTCCGTTCAAGGATTTTTTGAGGTTGGGTAAGGAGCCGCAGGATCTGGTTCGTATGTTTGCGGAGTCGGCGGGTCCGCCTGTGAAGTTGCCTTTGGAGATTTGGGCGAAGAAGCAGTTCTTTGCCGATATTCCGTTTAGTGGACGGTTTCAGCAGGTGCCGCCTGTGTATCGGAACATTCCGTTTTTGATGGAGGGGTTGTCGTTGGTGGGGAAGGCGAAGAAGAATCGGTCGGGTGAGTGGAAGATGCGGGATCACGATATTTACAATATGGAGTCGTGGGTGCCGTTTTTGGCGAGGTTCCGTAGGTTGTTTCCTGATGAGGACAGGTATAAGCGGCGGCAGGTGTCGACGGTTTTGTCTGTGGTGTTTGGGACGCAGGTTCGGATTAACGACAAGTATGAGCAGAGGAATCAGATGTTGCGGAATGATCGGGCGTTTGCGAAAACGTGGCAGGATATTTACGATTTGGAATTGAGGACGATGTGAGGATTGTTCGGAGGGGTCAGTGGGCGGAGCGGTCGCCGCGTGAGCCGTTTGTGGCGTTGCGTAGGCGGCGTGTGAAGGGTGTTGTGGTGCATCATGGGGGTGTGCGTGAGGCGCCGGCTGGTGCGGCTGCGTTGGTGGCGTTTGAGCGTCATCATATGGATGGGCGTGGTTGGAATGCGATTGCGTATAATTGGTTGGTGGATGAGGCGGGTGTCATTTATGAGGGTCGTGGTGCTGGCGTGGTGGGTGGTGCGACGCGTGGTTGGAATAGTCGCACTGAGTCGATTTGTTTCACGCAGTGGGGTGGGGAGACTGTGCCTGAGGCGGCGAAGGTGTCGATCAGGTGGTTGGTGGATGATATTTCTCAGAGGTATGGGGGTGGTTTGTGGGTGAAGGCGCATCGGGATTTTGCGTCGACGTCGTGTCCTGGTGATGCTTTGTACCGATTTGTTGAGGCGGGGTGTGAGCCGTCGGTGGGGGATCCTTCTCGTATCGATTGGGACGCCATAGGAGCCTTTGTGAGCGCCTTGAGGGCGTCTGTGGCGTCCAAGCCTCTGTCTAGGCGTCGGAGGAGCCGTGGGGTGCCTGTACGGGCCGCTCAGGGGCGTCTACGGGACCGTGGGTTCGACCCTGGTCCTGTCGATGGGGTTTATGGTAAGAAGACGCGTGATGCTGTGAAGGCGTTTCAGCGTTCGGTGGGTGTTCTGAAGGCGGACGGCGTGATCGGCGTTCGCACTTGGGACGCTTTGTTCATTATGTAGAGAGTGAGGTTTGACATGCCGAAAGACAAAGGCTACGACGAGTCAGGAATGCGGAGCAAGGCGAAGAAAGACGCCAAGTATTTGCGTGAAACAAAGTTGGGGAACGCCAATCATGGCGGTCGCCCCTTCGGAAAGTAGGTTGTGATGCGTGATGGTACGACGCCTGAGAAGGTGACAGCCGGCCAGGTTCTGGTCACTGCTATAAAGCGTGGCGGTGGTATCGGCCATGTTGGTTCTCCGTCGAAGAGTGGCGCACGGCGTGCGCTGCGGAACTGATATGGCGCGCTCAAGGGGTAAGACGGCAAAGAGTAGCAAAGCGTCGAAGGCGATGTTGAAAAGACGCAAGCCCCGCAAGTATTGACATGCCGCTGCGGGGCGGTTCCAGCCGCAAATCTATCGGCCACAACATCGGCAAACTGATTGCCGAAGGCTACCCACGCAAACAGGCTGCCGCCATTGCCTATGGCAAGGCCGGCAAGCCACGGAGGAAACCTAAATGAGTCCTGCATTTCGCGACCAGGCCGAACGTGCCGTCGCAACCTTTATCGAAGCCTTCGTCGGTGTGTTCTGTATCACGGACGCATCGTCGGTTGAAGCAGCATCCGCTGCCGGCGCTGCCGCTGTGTTAGCATTGGTCAAGGCATGGTCGAAAGGTGTGCTGGGCCGCAACCGAAGAGGGTAAAACATTTTTATGACCGAAAATACTACTATGGTTGCTGCGCCGACGCAGCAATGCTTATTAAACAACAACCCGTTGTGTTACCTGTGTGGCATTCCGATGCAGCGAGCAGGGTCTTGTCTGGTGTGTTCTGCTTGTGGTGAAACCAGCGGCTGCTCATAAGGAGATTGATCGTGGGACTACCCGCATCCTCTGACGAGTTCGACTGTGTATGGGCTGAATGGATGGCAGGCGGCGGCAATGTGCTGGAAGCGGAGATTCACGAAACGATCAAGAAGACGGCGCATCTGCTGGACATGACAGACGGGACGCATGCGTCGTGGCATGACGGTCGCCTGGGGGTGCTGGTTGTCTTCGACAGTTACGACGTTGCGTCGGTGCTGTCTGCATGGGAGGCTGCGGAGGGCGGCAACCTGATGGCGTTGACTCACATAATGGAATGGTTGAAGGGGTTCGTTAATTTCGTCGACTACTGTGTGACGGAAGCGGATCCTGGTCCTGAGGAGTTATTTGAGGATCAGTAGCGTCCGAGGTATGCCTTCACGGTTTCGTTGTCGGCAAGTTCTTTCCGCATTGTGTCGTAGATGGCGTCGCGTCGACGCGCCAGTGTCGTCTTGGGGATGCCGACGACGATCGCTACGAAGCGAAGCGACAGGCGGGCGTTGACCAGCATGTCGATGAGCCAACGGTCGTAGGTGGATAGTTTATCGAAGACGTCGCAGACGAGGTCTTGTAGTTCAACCCGTTCTTCTTTCGATATGGCGGGTTCCTCGGTGCCGGCCACCATGAGGGCTTCCAACACTGTGTCGGGTCGTGCGTGCCAGTGGCTGCGGGGACCGTGGGCAGCCAGGATGACTTCATGGTCGGCTGCGCCAGCGTCAAGGGATGTGCCGCACAGCGGGTCGATTCGTTTTGCTCCCCGTGTGGCTCTAGTCACTCCACGGGAGAAGAGAGGGGCGGATCTGGAAGTACGCTTTGCCTTCTCGGAAGTGGCCGACGGGGACTTGTTCCCGTTCGATCAGGCGTTGCAGTTGCGACAGGTGCAGGGCCACGCAGTCTTGACGCGGCGTTGACCAGATCCAGATGACAACGGGGAGTGTCTGGTCCCACCATGACAGGGCGATCAGTTTCTCTAGTTTGAACTTGAGGCCGTTTTTGCCCATGCCGACTGTTTCAACGAACTGTTGTGGCGATGCCTGGATGAAGTCGGGGGTGTAACGGATGTGGAGCGGCAGGTTTTGGATGCTGAACGGGGGCCGGTTGAATCCGAAACGGGCCACGTTGTCGTGGCGGGATTCAAACTCGCCTTCGGCTTCGTCGCCCATCGACGCCATGCGTTCTTCAAACGATTTCTCATGGAACGGGCCGCTCATTTCTTGGATCCTCTGATGCGGAGGATTTGTTTGTCGTCGTTGTAGGCGACGCCGTTCAGAGCATCCTCTACCGTTTTGAGATAGTTGGTGGTGTCGCCCTGCAGGGGCGACTTGTCGTCGTCGTTCAGGCTGTTGATTGTGATGACGGTGCGGTCAAGGTGAAACACGCATGACATCGATACGGGGCCGTCGAAGTAGGGGCCGTTGTAGGCGGCAGCGATGACGGCCTCGGCGTCGACTGTGCGTTTCGGTGTGTAAACCCGTTTCGCTCCGAAACGGGGTCGCCCTTTCGCTATGGGGCGTCCGCGGACAGTGAACCTGTGTCGCATAGAGGGGTCCGATCAGGTAGAGGCACCGTCAAGGTGCAGTTTCTCCCGTTTCGCTCCCTCAAGGATGCCGCGGATCCGTACCTGCCGGTCGGATCGGCCAACATACTTGCACATCTTGTTGTCAAGTTCGTAAAGCAATGCGATGATGGCATCGTCGGAAAAGTCCTGTCCCAGCAGCGAGCAGGCGAACGTGCAGAGGTCGTTGCTTCGATCATTCCAGGTGTCTGCTTCCCATATGTCGGCTGCAAGACCACCGAAGTTGTCTCCTGAGCGGGTGCGTTCCAACGGGTCGTCTACGGGTTCGGGGTCGACGTAGAGGGGAAGCAGTTGGCGTATCGATGCCGGCGATGCCAGCCTCGTCCATGCATGGTCGACGTAGGTGTTGAGTTCCATCGGGGTGTCGTCATCATCGATGCCGCATGTGCGTCCTGTTGCTGCACCGTATGGGTACGGCAACCTGAGGCAGTTGCCGATCTGTCCTGAACGCAGATCGGTTTGTTTCGGGTACACCTCCTGGGTGGGGGCGTCAACGATGCGGCAGGCGCCCGTCATGGCGCGTCGTGCCAGCAGCGCCGACACTGGGTTCTGCAGGTACACCCAAACGTGGTAGCCTTTCGACTGGGATGTTTCGACAATGCCGAAGATCCCGAACTTGGATAGGAGCGCCTGCACGTTGCGTGCATGTATCAGGCTGGCGTCTCCGTCGTCCAGATCGACTGCCATCCAATGCACCTGCCACATATTCTGGTGCTTGAACAACGGGTACACACCCAGGGTGTCGCCAGAGCCACCTAAATGGCCCTGTACGGCGTCGACATAGTCTCCGCCGTTCGCAGGCCGTGCAACACCCGTGCTGTCCGTCAGCGGCTTCACAGCGCCCCCTACGGGGCACTGAGCCAACGCGCCCCCACGGTGCAGGAGCGCAAACTTTTCGATCAGAGTCAAACTATCCATCGGTCATCACGGGGAATGTCGGCATCAAGGTACTCGCGTACCAGACCACACAACGGGTCGATAAAGTAATCGATCGGAGGATCCGTGATCTGACATGGCGGACGCTTGTTCTTACACAGATCCAACGAAATGGAAACAGAGTGGACACGCCGTTCCTCAACCGTCAACTTCGGAAGTTCCCGCTTGCGAAACACATTCAACTGCAGTATAGCATACTCGTCGGCATTGAACTTGCCGTCGTCCATACCCCGCGAAGCACCACGCGAACTACCCTTACCAGACTGATGCACCAACCCGACCGGCATGTTCTCCGACTCAGCCCACTCCTTGATGCCCTTCAACACCGTCGACACCCCGTCGTAACCAACAGCACGCGGCATCTGCTCCAAGAAATCGATCATCGTGAACAACGGACGAGCCTGCCAGTAGTCCTCACACTCAGCGAGAGCAACCGACATCTCAGCGAACGGCAACGCATACGGAAATATCTTCACCCTGTCCAGCCAAGCCCGTTTGGCCTCCTCAATCTCGGCACGATACGCACTGTCGCCCGACTTCAACGCTTCCTCCACTGCCGACAGGTCACGGTGATACAACAACGCATACAGTTTTGACACGACAAGAATCTCGGGCTCATCGGGTGTGAAGATGACAGCATGGACGTTCGGATCGTTTTTCAGATTGGTGGCTATCGACGACAACAACACTGCCGACTTGCCTGTATGGGCACGACCCGTAACTACCAGAACATCGGACGGCCACACGCCACGCATCTTGTCGTCGATAGCGGACAAACCCAGGTAGTAGCGGTCTTCGCTGCCGGCGGCATAGTCAACCCATCGGTCAACAGCGTCGCCTGTGGGACGGAAGAAACGGTACTCGGTCGGAGTACCGACATCGACCCCGCCGAGGCGGGCGTCGATGTCGGCATCCGTGAGGGTGTGCGGGAGTTCCCCGTCATTATGGACGTTGTGGGATTCACCCACGCAGAGCCTCAAAGGTGAAAGCCTGCAACTCGGTGCGCCGCGCCTCCCACTGGAAGTCCACAGCGTCCGACTTGGCCTGACCACCAGCCTGATCCCACACCTTCATCGGAACATTGGAATCACCCTCGTTGACCCACAAGCCCACGTTGCGAGCAACCCCGACACCAATACGGTTCAGCGCCTCGGCAGTGACAGAGAAGTTCGGAAAGTTCTTCCCATTCGCATTCCTGTCAGTCGACCCGTCCGCATGCTCCTTGACGTCATACACCTTGATGACACCACCGCCGTCGTCAGCCCACTCATGCGGCTGGAACGCCAACAGGTTCCACGCAGCCTGCTTCGTGTCAGACTCCTTACCGACACAGAAGTCGACCCGTGGGTACACCTTGGCACCCCCCATCGGAGCAGCAGCCATCGACTGCGCCGTCGGCCCTACAGGCGCCGGCGGCGGTGCCGCCGTAGCATGACCCTGGGTGGGCGCCGCGGCAACGCTAGGCGGATCACGATCAGGTCGGGCCACGCCGCTTTTGAGCGTCCGCATGACCACCCCCGACTCCGACAGATCAACCTCCTGACCGGCCTGCTTCAACACCTCCGTCTTGATGTCGTTGAACAACCCCTCCGCTTCGATGAGGATCGACTCATCGTCAAACGAATCAGGGTAGGTGCGAGTGATGCTGAGTGTGTAGTCAGCCGTCTCGTATGGAGCCTCCGACACCTTCTGCGAGAAGGTAACGGAAACCACCGTGGATGAATCTGTCATGTTATCTATCTCCCTGTGTTACCACGGGTCAGAGCCAAGGTGTTTCCCTCGGCATTCACCAGCCTGCCACACGGGGCACCACTTCGGTGAGCAACCCCACCAGCCCCAACGCTTCGGCCAGACCTCCAGGTCAGACTGCAGCAACTCCGCAGCCGACCAGCACAAATCCTTCAACGCTTCAGTGTGCGCCTCAGTTCGTTCGATCTCTATCCGCTGAACCACCCCGTCGACCAAAGCAACAAGGTTGAACGCCGTAGACCCGAACGCCGCACAATACACATGCGACTGCAAATCCCACCGCTTCTTCTCCCACGGCTCATACTTGCGACTCGGGTTCTTCCAATCCCATATCGACCTGTCCTCGTTGATCCAATCAGCAGTACCAGTCACCACCAAACGAACCCCATCCCGCTCATCCAACGTAAACCGAAACTCCTCCTCCACCCCGACAGGATGCAGCAACGGAAGAACTTCGTCATACCACACCCGAGCATTCCTACGAGCCACATCTATGACACGAACATGATCATCACGCCACACATCGACATCATCAACGCTGTTATGAAACAGATCGTCAATGACATCCTCCATCACCTCAAACGCAGGATCATCACCACGCATCATCGCACGCCCCACATACTCAATGGCGCCATGCACCAGATTGCCACGCAGCATGTCGGAACTCTCCTTCTGCGTAACCAACCCCAGGCGATCCTGCCGCGCCCACTCAGGGCAATTTGACAATGTGTTCAGCCAACTCTGGCGGATCGGGATCTCTATCATGTAGGCAGTGTACCTTTCGGGTGTGACACTGGGTCGGGGCCGGCACCTCGGGAGCGTGAGATGCCGGCCCCTATACGTTCCGTTGGGGGGCACCCCCCTGAAGGGGTGCCCCCACGTTACCGTCCCTACTTCACCCTTGTCAAGCACCCTCAGGATACAGGGCCAGGAGCCGACGCAACGTCACCCCGTGAACCCGCTCATGCGTCGCACGATTCATCATCGTGTGCGCCCTACCCCGCTGCACCCCCGCTCTTCTAGCCACCTCAGCGCCGTTACCCAACAGCAGGTTCTCCTCCAACATGGCGTGCCGCCTAACCCACCCCACCGCCAGCAACACAGCCTCCGTGTTGCGACTCACCTGCGTCGCATACCCCAGGTCGAACGCGCCTCCACCCTCGGCCTTTACCCTTTCTTCCAAAGCGGAAGCAAAGGTTTCAGGATCAATAAGCAACGCCAAACGCAACGCATTCGCATCAATAAACACAGGGTCAACCATAAGAATCTCTCTTTCTAATCGTCCAAAGACCGCGACAACTCAATGATATGTGCTGTCAATTCCTGAATCTTTACCTCTAAGTCCAACAAAGTGTCCGTGTCGAACTTCCGAGAGTTCGACACGATGTGATTGAACGGCGCATACAAAGAAAGCATGCTTCTCTGCGCTGCCATCAGCGAGGCTTCCAGGTGGTTGCCCAGCACGTTTATCAGTAACTCGCCTTCGGGTTCATTCGGTGTAGCCATCATTCATAGCCTCCTTCACTGTTGCGATCGTACCCAACGCATCGAAACGGATGCGCCACAACTCATCCGCATAGCGGACCTCGCCGGCACGATCTGCTTCCAACAACTCGTCGTACAAGTCGTCGACCAGTTCCTGCAACCTGTCGATCGCAGCCTGCGTCGACGCACGCTTCTCAGGTGTCATCTTCATCGTCGTCACCCCCCAACACCTCGTCCCAGCACCCGAAGTCACACAGGTACCACCCCTTGCGCTTCCCTATCAGAACCTCCCGCTCGGCGGCAGTCAACCTCGGGAAGACGTCCTGCACATTCACGCCTCCACCCAACCACCGATCGTAAGGCTCGGCCTGAACAATCGTCCCGACCGTTCGGTCGCAATTGTTGCACCTGGCCGACACGAACACTACTTCCTTCGCCATGTCACCACGCCCCTGAACTCCTCAGCCAGCACCCTCAGGCTCTGCTCTATCTGACGCAACACCTCCATCAACTCACGGTGGTCCCTACCCCCCGTGTGCCGATGCTGCCACTCGCTTTCGCGATACCGCTTCTGTCTCTCGTTGAACTCACGGGCTTCCTCGCTCAAACTCATACCTCCACCTCCGAGAAGTCGTCACCACGCACCTCGGCCTCGTAGTGGAACATCGCCATGCGGATCAGCGTCGGCCAGTCCATCTCCCACAGGTCAGCCAGATGACGCAGGTCGCACAGCAGGTCGTAGATCGACTCAGCCTCATGGTAGGGAATGCTGCCCCCTTGATGCGCCGATACCGCATCCTCCGCACGGACAACACGACGCTCGGCGGCACTCACGCCTCCACCCCCCTGTCGACCAGCCCTATGAAGTAGTCCTCCACCTCGGCCTGCACCGCATCGGTGAACCAGTCCGAGTCGGTGATCACGTTCACACGATGCGTGACCAGTTGATCAACCAACTCCAGCAGCGCATCGGCCACGACCTGGGCTTCGTTCGTGATCGTCACGACGCCACCCACTCACGCAACGCCGACACGATATGACGAGCCTCGGTGCCACGACCGAACGCTGGCATCCACTCCACACCAGCCCGCCTCGCCACCCAGCAGAGGAACGACAGATTGTTGACGCCATCGACCGACTCCAGCAACTTACCCTCGGGTGAAAAGATGCTGCCCTTGAAACTGCCATCGGAGTAGTGCGTATGCACCAACGTCGCCTCGTCCAGCACCTCCCTCGGGAAGTGCGGCTCGTAATGCTTCGGGTCGATGATTGCGTGACCATCGCCTTCGATGGTGTCGTCGGCCAACGCCGCCTCCACCAACTGCTTCGTGATCTCCATGACTGTCTCCCTTGTGTTGTGGTTCCTGACGCCGTCACCCTACCACCCCTCAACCCCCCGT